GCCTGATAAAGCAGCTCCGCAGCTTCTTCTTTACTCACCTTTTCTTTTGTAAAGTCCGGCAAGTATTTACTAGTTAATGTATCTATCATATACACCCCTTTCGTTTACAATTGTATAAGATAAATCTCATACAATGTCAATTAAAACCTTGGCCCTTGATCCTGGCGTCATTAAACTTTTGTCCTAGGACCAGGATCTTGAGCCTTGGTCAGTTATACTAATGGGTTATTAACCATTGCTACATTTTTATAGTACAACTTGAGCCTTGCGGCTTAATCAAGCTGTCAGTCCTGGAAGCTTCGCCACTGACAGCTTGAATAAACCAGGGGCTAGAAAGCCCCGGGTCAAGGAGTGTTAATCGTACAAATGTAGTACGAACTTAGAATACGGTGGTGAGTATTTTCCTTGGTGCGTTACAGAATCAATTGCAAAAAAGCCATCGCCCCCGAAATCACCAAGCTTACAAGCTATACCATCGTGCCCTAATTTGTATTGCATGTTGCCCTCATAATTACAAATGTCTTCGTAAGAATAAAGCTTCATGAATTCTTCTAAATAACATGGATCAATGATGAGGAGTTGACCCGAGTCAACTCCTACATCTCCATAATGTTTAATTATGGGTTTCTTCATCATAATCCTCCTCTATGTCTATTATTGTCTCCTCCTCATATCCATCTTCGTGAATACATTCCCAAGATACTTTAATATCTTTGAGAATTGTTTTTCTCATTCTCATTAATGCGTTAACGATCTCACGAGGACAATCCCAAGCAGTGTCGAAAGTGTAATACAAAGAGCCACCATTTAATTCGACACGAGTGCCGACAGCATTCCACTTTGTACCCCAGTTATTAATGCTCCAGTGATACCAGTTGTTCTTTCCATACTTTTCTTCTTCCTCTCTACCGAGGTTGCCACGAAAAATATTCTTTGGCATTGGAACAATGTTATTGAAATCAAAATCATTTTCATTTGACTTCAACATATCTTTTAATGTTTCGAGTTGTTTTCTTTTACCAACAAACAAAACATTATTTGCAGTCCAGTTAGGCATATTCACTCCTTTGTTAATATGTTTATTGACATATAAAACTTTATGGGATATTAGTCAATAGTATAATTAAAAGAAAGGGAATGATTATGAAAAAAACTACAAATGTTGGGGGAACTTATCTCCAAGGATATATAAGAGCAAATTATAAACAGCTACTAAAAGCATTCGGGGAACCTCACGATCCAAATGGCGATAACTATAAGACAGATGTTGAGTGGGCTTTTAAGTTTGCTGATGGTACAGTTGCCACCATTTATAATTGGAAGAATGGTCATAACTATTTAGGCGAAGCCGAGGGTAAAAAACTAAATGATATATATGAATGGCATGTTGGAGGGTTTAACCAAAAGGCAGTTGCTAGAGTTATAGACGCTATTGAAGATTAAATTAAGGGGGCTTTGTGCCCCCTCATTTTACTTGGTCAACCTTGCGACCTTGCGCATCAAATCATTTATATGATCTGTCCAAATTCTTTTGAGCCATGCGTCTTCAGTCCTCTCAAGCTGTCCCTCTAATATTAGGACCTTGTCCAGGAGTATTTGTTCCATAATTATCCTTTCGTTAATAAAGCTGCAGCTCAAAGCTGCAGCCAATAAGTTTATCATAAGTAGTGCGGAAATATTATGCCCAGTATAAATATTACCAGGCAAATCGTGAACCATATTGAGCCAGTTGACATCAAGACAGCTACCATTCTTTTAATCATAATCGAAGATCCTCGCCAATCAAAATTAAAAGCCCCTCACCATGAGGGGCCTTGTAACTATTCTACCTCTAAACTTTTGAGGTATCCTGGATATTTTGCTTCCATGCGTTTGCCCACTTCTTCAAAGACAGCTTCGGCTTCTGGGCTTTCATAATCTGTCAGCCCTTTGCTATGGAAAAGCTCTTCCATGAGTTCATTATGATACTTACACTTTTCAAGAAAGAGGTGGTCTCTATCCACCTCTTCTTGAATTGCATTAACTAGAGCTTTTTCGGCTTTAGTAGGCATCTGCATACCTCAGCTTCTCTTCTTCAAGCTCCATTGCTAACCATTCGTCAGCCGACTGTTGAGCTTCTTCAATCGTTTTAATATCGTAGTCAGTAAAACAATTTACATTTTTACCATCTACAAAGACGTTGAAAGTTGCTCCACCATTCCAAGTTATTTCAATGTTATCTTCATATTTAAAACAAGCATCTGGTTGAACTATATCCATTCTTTGCCCCCGATTTTTAGACTTGTTAAAGTCGTTAAGTTAATAGACCTCCAAGCCTTTCTTGGATTGTCTTTATTCTTCTTTAAAATGTTTACATCTAAAACTTCTAATAGATGTTCACGATTTCCAAGAAGTTCGCCACCAGCAAAAAATTTTTCATTAGTGGGTAATTTGCAAGTCATTTTTCTTTTAGTGTTATCAGCTTTTACAAACTCAACATAAAAGAATTTATTTTGAATTGCTTTTTTTAATATTTCTTTTTTAAACATATAATCACTCCCTTAGTTATTATATATAATTATATATAATTATATTTTATCTTATATCAATAGTTAATTTAATTTTTTTACGTATATTTACGTATTTTTTTCAAGCCTGTGTATAAGTCGAGGAAGGCTCATTTTCCTGGTTTTGGCGTCTTGCGTTTTTTAAAAAGGGGCAACCCCTAAATAAGTCCGTAGGTCAATATATATGCAGTATATATATAAGTTTTACACATACAGACTCTATGGTATAATAATCTGATGTCCGACGTTGAAGCGTTTAAGCGAGTAATCAATTATGATAATATGGATTCTTCAGAGCTAGAAACTCTAAAGAAGAAACTATTACTACGTCAAAAAACATTTCAATTAAAAACATTGGCTCAAAGTAATTTTCTAAAGTTCGTGAAGCAAGTATGGCCAGAGTTTGTAGAGGGGCCCCATCACATAAAAATTGCAGAAAAGTTTCAAGACTTAGCGGAGGGGAGGATAAATCGACTAATCGTAAATATGCCACCCAGACATACCAAATCAGAATTTGCATCTTTTTTATTTCCAGCTTGGATGATGGGCCGTGATCCACGGCTCAAGATTATTCAAACAACCCACACAGCAGAACTATCCTATCGTTTCGGTCGTAAGGTTCGTAACCTCATGGAAGAAAATTCTTTTCAAGATATCTTTGATGATATCAAACTATCACAAGATTCTAAAGCTGCAGGTAGATGGGAAACAAATAAAGGTGGGGAATATTTCGCAGCAGGTGTTGGTGGTGCCATTACAGGACGTGGTGCCGATTTATTAATTATTGATGATCCACACT